CTTTGAAAGAAAAAGGCGCTATTTTATTGGTAGCAAAAGATTTGGGTGGACTTGTGTGTAACGTTATGGGCTTTAACGCCGGAAGCCTGGAGACTTGTTGCCAACGGGGAAATCCTCGATTTCTGGGCGGTTCTTGAAGTTTCCGATCCAGAGGAGAAGCCCGCTGGGCGTTGGAATCTATTGGTCTCGTGGCTTCAGATCTTGTCCGGCCTGGAGCTTGAGAAGCGCCACTTGCCGGCCCGCCTCCAGCAAATTTTCCTCAATGACAGTCTGCTGGTCAATCTGGATGCAGAAGATGTTGAGGTCAATTTGCGAGGCGCATGGATGAGCTTTAACACTTTGCGCAACATTTTGAACGAAGCCGAAGTTCGACTCTCACTCGGTACCCTTGAACAGTTCATTGACCAGGAGCTACCTGCGGTCATCACCTGGATCGCTGCAACAGACCCCGGTCTTGATCGCAATCAGCAAAGGGCCGGTTGGAAGTTCTTGGCCAACAGCGCTGTTGCGTGGGAGTCCGAAATAAGGGACCGCCCCGCTGCTGAGAAGCAAAGATGGCGCTGTGCGGTCAATTTTCTGCAGCGGGATGACTGGTGCATTGACGGCATCACAAATGCATGGGAGTTGCACCGACTTTCATTGACACAACGGCATTGTGCCGATCGATTTCTGGAAGGCTGCTTAGCCGACCTTGAGCGAATCTTCACAATCAGTGATGCCAACGGCAAGAGACGGGCAACAGTTCGACTGAGTCGCCGCGGGTCGACATGGAGTGTTACTGACGTACGCGGTTTTGCAAACGCACCGGTTTCCGGTCAACTTCTCGATGTGAGTCAAAAATTGGCCGACTGCTACACCGAAGAATGGCAAGTTGAGAACAGTTCACTCTTGATAAGTTCAACCGGGAGCAAGGCATGAGTGATACCCCAACAGAAGTTCTTGAAGGCGTTGAGGCAGTCATCGACCATTATTTGCTTTCCGACGAAGACATGGCGCTCGGCTACAGGTACTTCCATAAGCGTACTTGCAATGCGCTCAGCAAGAATCCGCCGAAGGTATTTCACGGCTCAGCACTTGTTGCCGCCATCTACGAACGCATAGAGAGCAACTTGGCTAGCCGACCAAAGGAAAGTCGGGCACCGTCAGCACAAAACTGGCGCCTGCGTTTGACCGATGATCAAGAGTCGATTCTCCCGAATATTCAAAATCGGAGCGCCGAGGTCAACCTTGAGAGGGCGATTGTCAAGAAATGGCCCCTCAATTGGACCTATCAGTTGCCAGTCGCGTCCGGACTTTTCGATGGGCGTTCAGACAAACGCCGTGCAGTTGACTTGGTGTTTGACCATGGGGATCGTCACTATGATCTGGTCGAACTCAAGATCAAATCAGACACGCCCCTTTACGCAGCCATGGAAATACTTGGCTACGGACTGATTTACCTGGCATCCAGGCGCGACACCGCTAACAATCTTGGATATGAAAGTGTTGATTTGCCCATATTAATAGCAAACAGGATTACCTTATGTGTACTGGCGCCCGAAATTTATTATCAGGACTACCCGGGCGGCCTCATTTGGTTGCAGGACGGAATCATGGACGGTTTGAAGCGATTTGAGGTGCTTGACTTGAGTATCGACTTCTGTTTTCAGAAATTCAGCGCCCAGTTTGGCAATGATCTTCCCATCAAATGTCTGCCTGAGACACTGGTTCGTGAACCCGCGTGGCAATGAAATTCCGGATTCATCGGGGCGCCAAAGAGATCGGTGGCAACTGCATTGAGCTGAGTTGTGAAGGCAAGATACTGCTGCTCGATTTGGGGATGCCGTTGACCCTGGGCAACCCGGTGGACGTAGCACTGCCAGACATCGCCGGACTCGCTGACGGAAGGGATGAACATTTCCTGGGGGTTATCCTTTCACATCCGCACGCTGACCACTATGGGCTGCTGAGCATGGCAGCAAAGAGCACCCGCGTCTATTTGGGCCAGGACTCGCAGCGCCTATTGCGGGCTGCGCTGCCCTTCACCACCTTCGGGTTGGACTTCCCCAATGTTTCGACCTACCGGGATCGCGAAGCCTTCGAAGTCGGTCCATTTCGTGTCACACCATTTCTTGTTGATCATTCGGCCTTCGATGCTTACGCGCTGCTGATAGAGGCAGGGGGACGCCGGATCTTCTACACCGGCGACTTTCGCAGCCATGGTCGCAAGCCAGGAAGCTTCAAACGATTGTTGGCAGAGCCTTCGATCAAAGGCGTCGATGTGATGTTGATGGAAGGCACGCATCTTGGGCGGAAAGGACGGGCCGAGGCTCAGACGGAGGTTTCGCTGGAAGATGACATCGTACAGAGCATCTCCAATACCACAGGCCTGGTATTGGCCTGTTTTTCTGGCCAGAACATTGACCGTGTCGTGACCTTCTGGAAGGCCGCCCGGCGTGCTGGACGAACCTTTGTAGCTGACGCGTATCTTGCGCACATCCTTCAATCATTGGACCGACCAACGCTGCCACGGCCAACGGTGTTTCTGCCAAGGCGCATGAAGTCGAAGTTGCTTCGTGAAAGCAATACGTCTGTCGTCCTGCCGTTTCGCCGCCGGCGCATCTATCCCGAGCAGATCGCCGACAAAGCCGGCAATCTGGTCATGATGTTCCGATCATCCATGATGGAGGAGTTCGAAAGTCTGGCGTGTCTCAAAGGCGGGAAGCTGATCTACTCACAATGGCCAGGGTATCTTGAGCGCGACCGGGTGAACCTCAGGGAGTGGTGCGCCCAACAGGAGCTGAGTTTTGAGATCCATCACACATCCGGGCATGCAGACGTCAAAACACTCGGCGAGCTAGCTGGGAGTGTTGCTGCCAAAAGGGTGATTCCAATTCACACGGACTCACCTGAACGAATGCGTGAACTGATTCCTAACGCCGCGCCAGTTCATGATGGTGAGTGGATCGTGGTTTAAGGTTGGTCGACTGAATTGTCATCCTGGTATTTCGACTAGATGGGTAAATGTCTGGCTGAGTAGCCGGGGAGCGGGCATGCACCAATACCCGCTTTCACTGCATCGCTGAGGTTGACGACGATGCGTTGACCCTTGCAGCGGTGCAGTGCCTGCGATGCCGCTGATTTCCTCCAAAACACGTTACGCGAAGTGCCCTTCGTTTCTAGCATGAGCAGCGTTTTCTACATGAATGCCTGCCATGCACAACGACGAACCCATCTCCTGCGCGAACGCCGACTGGCCGCGCCACCCCCACCAGGAAATCGCTGACCTGCTCGCCTTGGCGGTCCTGCGCCTGCGCGACAAGGACTCAGCGCCCTATCATTCGGCCACTTCGGACGAGAAAGACGCAGTTGGCCTTGGCTTTACTGCCAACCAGCGCGTGAATGCGAACCCCTATCAGAAAGAAGGAGTTCGCACATGAAGACACACGCACCCCAGGTCGACGCCGCCAGCGTGGCGGCCCGCGTCGCCCAAATCCCCCACCTTCCCATGGACAGTCTCTGGGCGCTGTGGGATGAGCACTTCGACGAGCGCCCGAATCACCATCACCGGACCTGGCTCGAAACCCGTCTCGCGTACAAGATTCAGGAGCGCGCCTTCGGCGGCCTGAAGGGATCCGTGCGTCGCAAGCTGGAGGAGATCGGCGAGACCGGCATCCTGCCGCCCCGGCTGCGCCGAGAAGCCGATCGCCTGCTGCCCGGCACGATCCTCACGCGCGTCTACGACGACGTCGAGCACCAGGTGCTGGTGCGCGGCATGCGCGACTTCGAATACCGTGGCCAGCGCTTCACGAGCCTCACGGCGGTGGCCAAGGTCATTACCGGGTGCCCGTGGTCCGGTCCTCTGTTCTTCGGCCTCAAGACCAAGAAGAAGGAGGAAGCATGAAATCCCATCGCAACACGCCGGCGCCACCGACGCTTGCGCCCAGGAAGCGCTGCGCGATCTACACCCGCAAGTCCACCGACGAGGGGCTGGACCAGGACTACAACAGCCTCGAAGCGCAGCGCGACGCCGGGTTGGCGTTCGTGTCGAGCCAGCGCCATGAAGGCTGGACCGCAGTGCAGGACGGCTACGACGATGGCGGCTACTCCGGCGGCAACCTGGATCGCCCCGCACTCAAGCGGCTGATGGCGGACATCGAGGACGGCCGCGTCGACATCGTGGTCGTCTACAAGATCGATCGCCTGACGCGCAGCCTGCCGGACTTCGCCAAGCTCGTAGATGTGTTCGACCGCAACGGGGTCAGCTTCGTGTCGGTCACGCAGCAGTTCAACACGACGACGTCGATGGGACGCCTGACCTTGAACATCCTGCTGTCCTTCGCGCAGTTCGAGCGCGAGGTCACGGGCGAGCGCATCCGCGACAAGATCGCGGCCAGCAAGGCCAAAGGCATGTGGATGGGCGGCATGCCACCTCTCGGGTACGACGTCGTCGAGCGCAAGCTGGTGATCAACACACCGGAGGCAGACCTGGTGCGGGATATCTTCCGTCGCTACGCCGAGCATGGGTCGGCGGCAGAGATCGTGCGCGAGTTGGCGATCGAGGGACGCACCACCAAGGCATGGGAGACACAGGGCGGTCTGTTCCGGGAGGGTCGGCCGATCGACCAGCAGTACCTTTTCAAGATGCTGCGCAACCGGATCTACCTGGGCGAGATCCAGCACAAGGGCACCAGCTACCCGGGGCAGCACGACGCGATCATTGACCAGAAACTCTGGGACGCGGCCCACGCTTTTGTCGAGCGTCGCAAGCACGGTCCGCGCGAAGGCATCACCCAGCATCCCGCGCTGTTGGCCGGCCTGCTTCACGCGCCCGACGGTCAACTGATGATCCACAGCTACACGCGCAAGAAGAACGGGCGCCTGTACCGCTACTACGTTCCGTACCTGCACAAGCGGCGCAGCGCCGGGGCGACCCTTGCGCCCGGTTCCGTCGACATCGGGTCGCTGCCTGCCGCCGAGATCGAAACGGCGGTCCTGGAGCAGATTCACAAAGCGCTGCGGGCGCCGGAGTTGATGGTCGCCACTTGGCGGTCATGCCAAAAGCACCCCAAGGGCGCCAACCTCGAAGAAGCTCAGGTGGTCGTCGCCATGCAGCGCATTGGTGCAGTGTGGGACCAGCTGTTTCCGAAGGAGCAGCAGCGGATCACGCGCTTGATGATCGAGCGCGTCCAATTGCATGAGCGCGGCTTGGACATCCTCTGGCGTGAAGACGGGTGGATTGGCCTCGGGGCCGACATCGCCAGCCACCCGCTGGTCGAGGAGTCCGCGTCGACTGAAGGAGCCTACGCATGACCTCCAACGCGAAGCCGGTCGCGCGGCCGGTGAATCCGAAGCTGCGCAGCGTCCGCATCGAGGTCGGCGACGAGGCACGCAACTACGTCACCGGTCAGCAGCGCGTGACCATGGTGCCGCTGACGATTCGGCGCAAGCAATATCGCAAGGTGATGATTCCGCCCCCAGGCGAACGGTCAGTCCTGGGAGCAGGCGGGGAAGACATTCCCATGATCCGCACACTGGGCAAAGCCTTCTACTGGCAGAAGCTTCTCGATCAGGGGGAGTTCGCCACGATCACGGACCTCGCACGATCCATGAAACTGGAACAAGGCTGGGTGGCGGAGGTGCTGCGGATGACCACGCTGGCGCCGGACATCATCGAATCCATCCTCGACGGGCAGCAGCCCCGTCACCTCAACCTACAGACTCTTCGCGGGCGGCACGACCAATTGCCGCGCGACTGGCAGGAGCAGCGCAAGGCGCTCGGTTTCTCGATCTGATCGGCAGGTAGAACCGACATCACCCAGACGGCGAGCCATGTGCTCGCCGTTTGCACGTCTGGGCCCCGAGGCATTGGCGAACCAGGAGTTTCCGCGTGGTTCGCCATTCGGTCCCTCGTATGTTCGCCACCCGAATTCTCCAATGACACCTGTTCCTCAACAACGTCATAGGAGGCTTCCATGCCGACACCGGCAACCCCCAATCCGCAGTCGCCCCGCGAGGCGATCAACAGTCTTTCACCCGGCGATCGTCGGGTGCTCAACGAGAACGAACTGGCGCAGCGCTGGGGCATCAGTCCCAAGACTCTGCAGCGCTGGCGCAGTGAGGGCCGTGGCCCGAAGTACCTGAAGTTGTCCAAGCGAGTGAGCTATCCCCTGGACGCCGTCATCGACTTCGAGACCAATGCTCTGCACGACTCGACGTCCGAACGCTCGGTTCGCTGATTGGAGAAGGCGATGAACGAAATCACCATCTTCCCCGAGCAGTTGTCCGCGATGTCGGATGCCCAGTTGGCCTCGCTGCCGCCGGCACAGCTCTGCGAGGTCCATCACAACCTTGCGCAGCTGGTCGACTGGGTCAAGAAGGCGCAGGCCAAGGTCCACGGCGCCATGCAGCGCCGCTACGCCGAGCAAGAGCGCGCCGCTCGTGCCGAGGCCGGTAAGGACTTCGGCACCGTGCGCTTCAACGACGGACTGGTCCGTATCGCCGTCGACACACCGAAACGCGTGAGCTGGGACCAGAAGCAGCTCGCGGCCATCGCCCAGCGCATCGCTGATTCCGGCGACCGGGTCGAGGACTACCTGGACATCGAGTTCAGCGTCCCTGAGTCCCGCTTCACCAACTGGCCGACCTCGCTGCGCGAGCAGTTCGAGCCTGCCCGTACCGTCAAACCCGGCAAGGCGTCCTACGACCTGGCCATCGATTCCGAGGACTGATCCATGAATACCAACAACACCTCTGCACTGCGCAAGCACATCACGTCGTTCTACGCCGACCACCTGCCGGAGCAGATCCGCTACCGGGACCGCGCCGGCCGGGAAGTGGTGATCGTGCCGACGCACACGGCCACGCTCGACGAACTGGCATTCGCCATTCAGATGGCATCCGAGGAGCAGTCCATCGCCAGCCGCCGCCGCTGCGCACTGGACGAGCTCTACATCAACGCCCGCAAGGCCGGCGCCCTCGGGGCCGATCGCCTCTCCGACATCGCCTGGAAGGAGTAACCATGAACACGCTCATCCCCTTTCAGTTCGCGACGCATGCCCTGCGCGTGCAGGTCGACGACGCCGGCCAGCCCTGGTTCAACGCCAATGACGTCTGCGCAGCCCTGGAACTGGCGAATCCGCGCGATGCGCTCGCCAAGCACGTCGATGCGGATGACGTCGCAAAACGCGACATCATCGACAGCCTGGGCCGGGTCCAACTGGCGAGCTTCGTCAACGAGTCGGGCCTGTACGCGCTGATCCTCGGCAGCACGAAGGATGCCGCGAAGCGGTTCAAGCGCTGGGTCACCAGCGAGGTCCTGCCCTCGATCCGCAAGACCGGCGCCTACTCCGGCACCCCGGTCGCCGCCTTGCCGGCACCGACCCAGGACCGCGTGTCCTCCCTGCTACTGATCGGTGACGCCGTGGCCAAGGTGCCGGGCGTGAAGGCCGGCATCGCCATGGCGGCCACGCTCACCTGCATCCAGGAGAACACCGGGCTGGTGATCGAGACGCTGCGCCGTGCGCTGCCGGCCGCCAACGAGCCAACCTGCTCGCACAACGCGACGCAGCTGGGCAAGTTGGCCGGGTCCTCGGCCAAGGCCACCAACCAGCGCCTCGCGCTTCTGGGCTTCCAGTTCCGCAACGAGCGCGACGAGTGGGAACTCACCGACGCCGGCAAGGCGTGGGCCGAGGCCATGCCGTTCTCGCGCAGCGGCCACAGCGGCTACCAGATCCTCTGGAATCCGGCGGTCGTTGAACAGCTGAAGGAGGTGGCGTGATGACACTTCCGATCATTACCGCTGACCAGCGCCTGCGCGAGAAGAAGGGCGTGAAGCTGGTGCTGCTCGGCAAGAGCGGCATCGGCAAGACCACGCAACTCAAGACGCTGCCGGAGGCATCGACGCTGTTCGTGGATCTCGAAGCCGGCGACCTCGCGGTCAGGGACTGGCGTGGCGACTGTGTGCGCCCGAGCACCTGGCCTGAGTTCCGTGACCTCGTGGTCTTTCTGGCTGGCCCCAATCCAGCGCTGCCGCCGGAAGCGCCGTATTCCGAAGCGCACTACCAGCACGTCTGCGAGCGCTACGGAGATCCGGCGCAGCTGGCCAAGTACGACTGCTATTTCGTCGACAGCATCACCGTGCTGGCGCGCCTGGCGCTGATCTGGTCCAAGGCCCAGCCGCAGGCCATGTCCGAGCGCACCGGCAAGCCTGACACCCGCGGCTCCTACGGCCTGCTTGGCACCGAGATGCTGGGCTCCCTGATGCATTTGCAGCACGCCCGGGGCAAGCACGTCGTGTTCGTCTCGATCCTCGACGAGCGCATGGACGACTTCAACAGGAAGGTGTTCGTGCCGCAGATCGAAGGCGCCAAGACCTCGGCCGAGCTGCCCGGCATCGTCGACGAGGTCGTGACGCTCGCTGAGATCAAGGCCGAGGACGGCTCGTCGTACCGCGCTTTCATCACCCAGACCATGAATCCCTATGGCTACCCGGCCAAGGACCGCTCCGGCCAGCTCGACCTGCTGGAGCCCCCCAATCTGCGCGCACTCATCGAGAAGTGCGCTGCCGCCACCCAACCCAAAAACAGCAAGGAGTAACCCATGTCCGCCTGGAATGATTTCAACGACGCCGAACAGCAACAGACCTTCGACCTGATCCCCAAGGGGACGGTGGCCAAGGTGCGCATGACCATCAAGCCCGGTGGCTATGACGACCCCAATCAGGGCTGGGGCGGTGGCTATGCCACGCAGAGCTTCGACACCGGATCGATCTACCTGTCGTGCGAGTTCGTGATCCTGGAAGGCGAGTTCGCCCGTCGCAAGATGTGGAGCAACGTCGGTCTGCACAGCGCGAAGGGCCCGGCCTGGGGGAACATGGGCCGCACCTTCGTGCGCGCCGCCCTCAACAGCGCCCGGAACATCCGTCCGCAGGACAACTCGCCGCAGGCGACCGCCGCACGGCGCATCTCCGGCTTCCACGAACTGGACGGGCTGGAGTTCGTCGCCCGCATCGACGTCGAGAAGGACGGTCGCGGCGATCTGCGCAACGTGGTGAAGATCGCCGTCGAGCCGGACCACCCGGACTACGCCCGCGCTACTGGCACTGCCGCGCGTCAGGCACAGGCCGCGTACACGCCAGCGTCCCCTGTGGCATCCCCGGCTACGGCACCGACTGCTGCGCCGCAGGCCCAGCGTCCCGCCGTACCGGGCAAACCGGCCTGGGCGCAGTAAGGGGGATGCGTGAAATGTTGGGTCTGCAAACGACAGGCTCGGGGCTACGGCCACACGGACAACCGTCGTGGCATCGGCAGCCCCGAGCGTTACCCGATCGACTGGGTCTTCTGTTCGCGCCGGTGTCAGGACGCGTTCCACGCGCTGTACGGCAACTGGGTGCGCGTGACGGACGGCAGCAAGGACATCAGGGAGGTCAAAGTGATCGATCCCTCTGATGTCGAACGCGCAGCGATGCGCAAGTGCCTCAAGTCCTTCGGTGAGGCGGCGGGTGAGATCGGCTTCGACAAGCCTCTGGGCAGCTACTCCGAAGCGGAGGCGCTCCTGGTCATCGACGCAATCGTCACCTGCTACACCGACGCGATGGTCGAGCACCACGAGGAGACCAAGTTCCCGCCCGTGCGGGGCTTGGCTCCCACGCCCGATCCCATGGCCAACCCGTTTGCCGATCTGGAGGACGACTTGCCCTGGGAAGAGCCGAAGGGGGCGAAGCCATGATCGACTTCAACTCCACTTCGAGTATCTCCGGCCAGATCACCGCGCTGGTAGACGCGGGCCTGCAGCAGACGCGTTCGGCGCAGTCGCCGCGTCAGTACCTCGGCGCATCGCGTCTGGGTGCGGCCTGCGAGCGCGCGCTGCAGTACGAGTTCGCCCAAGCGCCGGTCGATCCCGGCCGTGAAACCGAAGGTCGCATCTTGCGCATCTTCGAGCGTGGCCACGTGATGGAGGACTGCATGGTCACGTGGCTGCGGGCCGCCGGTTTCGACCTGCGCACCCGCAAGGCCAACGGCGATCAGTTTGGATTCGCCGCTGTCGATGGTCGGCTGCAGGGTCACATCGACGGCGTGATCGTCGGCGGCCCCGAGGGCTTCGCGTATCCGGCACTCTGGGAGAACAAGTGCCTGGGGTCGAAGTCCTGGCGCGAGTTGGAGAAGAACCGACTCGCAGCGGCCAAGCCGATCTACCACGCGCAGGTCGTGCTCTATCAGGCCTACCTGCAGTTGCATGAGCACCCGGCGATCTTCACGGCGATCAACGCCGACAGCATGGAGATCTACACCGAGCTGGTGCCATTTGATGCGGTCCTGGCGCAGCGCATGTCCGATCGCGGCTCGCTGGTGATCTCAGCGACCGAGGCCGGCGAACTGCTGGCGCGCGGCTTCCACGATCCCACGCATTTCGAGTGCCGCATGTGCGCGTGGCAGGACCGGTGCTGGAGGGCCGCAGCATGACGAACCCTACTGTGAACGACGTTCTGCGCGAACGTCTGGTCGATGCGCGTGAGGCGGCGCACTGCCTGAACCTGCAGATGTACCTGCTCACCCATCCCAAGGAGCGCATCCGTCTTCAGGTCCCGCACTACCGGGTGGGCAAGCTGGTGCGCTTCAAGCTGGGCGAGCTGCTGGTGTGGATGGAGTCCCTGCAGTCCTCAGCCGAGACGGGCAGCCAGGAGGTCGTCGATGCTTGATTTCAACGACGACGTTGCCGACGCATCCATCGATCCCAGCGCACAGCGCGATGCCGTGCGCGGCGATCTGCTGGCGCGCCTGGAGTCGGTGCTCTTTACGCTGTTCCCGGCCGGCAAGAAACGCCGGGGCAAGTTCCTGATCGGCGACGTGCTGGGCAGCCCTGGCGACAGCCTCGAGGTCGTACTCGATGGCGAGAAGGCGGGGCTATGGACCGATCGTGCGACGGGCGATGGTGGGGACATCTTCGACCTGCTGGCAGCCTACCTCGGCGTGAACGTGACGCAGGATTTCCCGAGAGTCCTGCAGTACGCCGGTGACCTGGTCGGCCGCGCCCCGGCTACGCCGACCCGCAAGGTCAAGAAGGAGGCTCCGGTCGATGACCTCGGTCCGGCCACTGCCAAGTGGGACTACCTCGATGCCGCCGGACAGTTGATCGCGGTCGTCTATCGCTACGACCCGCCTGGACGGAAGAAGGAGTTCCGCCCTTGGGATGCCAAGCGCCGCAAGATGGCGCCGCCCGAACCCCGGCCCCTGTTCAATCAGCCCGGACTGGTGGCGGCCGAGACGGTGGTCCTGACCGAAGGTGAGAAGTGCGCGCAGGCCTTGATCGGTGCGGGCGTCGTGGCGACCACGGCCATGCACGGCGCCAACGCGCCAGTGGACAAGACCGACTGGACCCCGCTGCAGGGCAAGGCCGTCCTTGTCTGGCCCGACCGCGACAAGCCGGGCTGGGAGTACGCCATGTCGGCTGCGCAGGCGCTCCTGACGGTGGGCGCCGCGTCCTGTGACGTGTTGCTCCCACCCGACGACAAGCCGGACGGCTGGGACGCGGCGGATGCCATCAACGAAGGGTTCGACATCCAGGGGTTCATCGCCTGCGGCCCACGCATGTGCATCAAGCCGTTGAACACCGCGCGCTCGCAGGAAGCCACGGTCTGGGCGACGGACGATGCCTTGGCGCTGGCCTTCACCTCGCGCTATGCCGACGACTGGCGGTACTGCGCGGCGTGGGGCAAGTGGCTGGTGTGGACAGGCAGCCGCTGGCAGCCCGACGAGACCCTGCTGTCGCACCACCTGTTCCGCTCCATCTGCCGGGAGGCGGCGCTCAAGGTCGACTCGCACCGACTGGCGGCGAAGCTGCTGGCCAGCGGCACCGTGGGCGGCGTGGATCGGCTGGCGCGCTCCGACCGTCGTCACTCGTCAACGTCCGAGGAGTGGGACGCGGATCTCTTTGCGTTGAACACGCCGGGCGGGGTGGTCGATCTGCGCACCGGTCGGCTGCGTCTGCACGACCGCGCCGATCGGATGACGAAGTTGGCGACGGCCACACCGCGAGGGGACTGCCCGCGCTGGCGCTCGTTCCTCGACGACGTGACCGGGGGCGACCAGGACTTGCAGGCCTACCTGCAGCGCATGGTCGGCTACTGCCTGACCGGCGCCACCAGCGCGCACGCGCTGTTCTTCCTCTACGGCACGGGCGCCAACGGCAAGTCGGTGTTCGTGAACACGCTGGCCACGATCCTGGGGGACTACGCCACCAGCGCGCCGATGGACACGTTCATGGAGGCACGCGGCGATCGGCACCCGACCGACCTCGCCGGACTGCGCGGCGCGCGCTTCGTGGCATCGATCGAAACCGAACAGGGGCGGCGCTGGAACGAGTCCAAGGTCAAGGCCATCACCGGCGGCGACAAGGTGTCGGCGCGCTTCATGCGGCAGGACTTCTTCGAGTACTTCCCGCAGTTCAAGTTGGTGATCGCTGGCAACCACAAGCCATCGATCCGCAACGTGGACGAAGCCATGAAGCGCCGCCTCCACCTGATCCCGTTCACGGTGACGGTGCCGCCCGAGAAGCGCGACGGCCAACTCACGGAGCGCCTGCTGGCCGAACGGGACGGGATCCTGGCCTGGGCGATCGACGGCTGCCTCGCGTGGCAGCGCGACGGGCTGCAGCCGCCGCCGTGCGTGGTGTCTGCCACCGAGGAGTACTTCGAGGCCGAGGACGCACTGGGTCAGTGGATCGAGGAGCGTTGCCTGCTCTCCAAGAGCCACCGCGAGGGCGTGTCGGAGTTGTTCACCGACTGGCGTGAATGGGCAGAGCGGGCCGGCGAGTACGTCGGCTCTGTCAAGCGCTTCGCTGAACTCATGGCCACACGCAAGTTCGAGAAGTGCCGCTTGACCGGGGGTGCGCGGGCGCTGGCTGGCATCAGCCTGCGTCCGAAGCCTTACGGGGGCGGCTATCCCTATCGAGACGACTGATACGGGGTCGAGTGACGGATTTGACAGGTCTACTGATTAACCCCTTACGCGTGCGCGCACGCACACGATAGAGAGGTAACCGGCAAACCCGTCACATCCGTCACTCGCCCCAGAAATGGAGCAAGAGATGAATACGACGATCCTGGCCCTCGATCTGGGCACCCGCACCGGTTGGGCACTGCTGCACCTGGACGGAACGATCACGAGTGGCACCGAGCAGTTCAAGCCGCAGCGGTTCGAGGGCGGGGGCATGCGCTTCCTGCGCTTCAAGCGTTGGCTGGCCGAACTGCTCACGGCTTGCGACCACATCAACGCGGTGTACTTCGAGGAAGTCCGTCGGCACGCGGGCGTGGATGCTGCCCATGCCTACGGTGGCTTCCTGGGGCACCTCACGGCCTGGTGCGAGAACCACTGCATCCCGTACCAGGGGGTGCCCGTGGGGACGATCAAGAAGCACGCAACCGGCAAAGGCAACGCCGGCAAGGACGAGATGATCGCGTCGGTCACCCAACGTGGCCACCGTCCCGGTGACGACAACGAAGCCGATGCGCTCGCCATCCTGCATTGGGCGATCGAGACGCAGGAGGTGTGAGATGAAGATGCACACCCCCTCCTACCGTTGCCCCCTCGGACGCCTGCAGCCCGAGACCACCGACGTAGAGGCCGTCAAGCAGCAGGGCTGGCGCGAGCAGCACATCCTGGTGGTCAAGGAGTCCGACGACCGTCTGGACTTCGTCGAGCGCGAGTTCGTTCGCCGCATCGGCGAGCGCTTGTACGGAGTGGGAGGACGCCGCCGTGACTAGGACCGCCACCCTGTGGACCATCGAGGACGTCGCAGCACGCTTCGAGGATGCCGCGACCACCGGACGACGTCTGCCGCCCGTGCGCGTGCAAGGCTACTTCAACACCTGGCCACAGATTGTTCGCCAGCAGTGGGAACTCTTCTCGGCCGACGAGCCGGTCTACCGACCCTTCCCTCCAAGCCCCGAAGCGGTGGAGCAGATGCTGGAGACGATGCGCTGGGTGCTCTGGCTCGAGGTCGAGGAGCGGCACCTGATCTGGATGCGTGCCAAGCGATACGGCTGGCGCGACATCTCGACGCGGTTTGCCTGCGATCGAACGACGGCATGGCGGCGGTGGCAGCGCGCACTGCAGCTCGTGGCCGACAGGCTCAATGGGGTTGCTCGTTCGTCGTGAATTAGCGTGTTTTGGCGCGAGCAGTCGCGAGCCAGATGGTGTGCGATGGCATGAGCGACTTTTCCTCGTGCAACAAATCACCCCGGTTGCCCGTAGTATTCGAGCTATCTTCTGGACAGAGTTGACTTCGGGCAGGCCGACGCGATCGCGACGGGTCCTTCCTCCCGAAAGTGCAATGCGGGGGGCGCGAGCGCGGCATTCGCCTAGCGTCTGACTGCAAACCCAGGTTTGCACCGGTTTGCAGTTTGCACCCCGATCCGATCACCGAGCCCGCCCACGGCAAACCCGTCGGCGGGCTCTTTCATTTCACGCTGCAGTGCCCCTGGCGGCCCGGGTGGGTTCACTCCTTTCCCGCTCGGGCCGCATTTTTTCGAGGACCACATCCTGAACACACTCAACGTCGCCTACCGCAAGGTCGAGACGCTGATCCCTTACGCCAAGAACCCGAGGACCCACACCGATGCCCAGATCGCCAAGATCGCGGCCAGCATCGTGGAGTACGGGTGGACCAACCCGGTGCTGGTGGACGGCGCCAATGGCGTCATCGCAGGACACGGACGTCTTGCCGCCGCGCACAAGCTGGGTCTCGCCGAGGTCCCGGTCATCGAACTGGCGCACCTTACGCCGGCACAGAAGCGGGCCTACGTGATCTCCGACAACCGCCTGGCGCTCGATGCCGGATGGGACGAGGAACTGCTGGCGCTGGAACTGGCGGAACTCTCTGAGGCTGGCTACGACCTGGCCTTGACCGGCTTCGACGATGGCGAGATCGAGTCCTTCCTGGCCCGTGCCACCGAAGAGGACGATGCTCAATCCGGTGAGTCCGACGAGGACGCTGCGGACGACGTGCCTGAACCGCCCCAGGTTCCGGTGAGTCAAGTCGGTGACGTGTGGGCGATCGGACGGCATCGCTTGATCTGCGGCGACTCGACCGATGCGTCGGTGGTCGCCACGTTGATGGGAGGCGATCGCGCCCGGCTGTGCTTCACCTCACCACCCTATGGCAACCAGCGGGACTACACCAGTGGCGGCATCGCCGACTGGGACGCGCTCATGCGCGGCGTCTTTGCCAACATGCCGACGACTGCCGACGCACAGGTGCTGGTCAACCTCGGCCTGATCCATCGGGACAACGAGTTCATCCCGTACTGGAATGCCTGGGTCGATTGGATGCGCACGGCCGGTTGGCGACGCTTCGCTTGGTACGTCTGGGACCAGGGGCCGGGCATGCCCGGTGACTGGTCGGGACGCTTCGCGCCGAGCTTCGAGTTCGTGTTCCATTTCAACCGCGAGAGCCGCAAGCCGAACAAGATCGTCCCCTGCAAGTTCGCTGGCCAGGAGACGCACCTGCGTGCCGACGGATCCTCGACGGCGATGCGTGGCAAGGACGGCGAGGTCGGCGGCTGGACGGCCGCTGGCCAGCCGACGCAGGACTTCCGCATCCCCGATTCAGTGATCCGCGTCATGCGGCACAAGGGGAAGATCGGGCAGGACATCGATCACCCGGCCGTGTTCCCGGTGGCACTGCCTGAGTTCGTGATCGAAGCCTTCACAGATCAGGCCGACATCGTGTTCGAGCCGTTCGGCGGCAGTGGCAGCACCATGCTGGCAGCCGAGCGCACGGGGCGCACCTGCCGCGCCATCGAGATTGCGCCGGAGTACGTCGACGTGGCGATCCGGCGGTTCCTGCAGAACCACCCGCTGGTGCAGATCACGCTCGTGGCCACCGGCCAGACCTTTGCGGAGGTGACCAAGCAGCGACTGTTCGTCGGGGAGACGCGGCAATGACTTCCTGGCTCGCCGACAAGATCGAGCCGTGGCCAACGACTCGGCTCATCCCGTATGCACGCAACGCCCGGACCCACTCGCCGGAGCAAGTGGCACAGATCGCTGCGTCGATCGTCGAGTTCGGGTTCACCAACCCGATCCTGGCCGGCAGCGACGGTGTCATCGTTGCCGGTCACGGTCGGCTGGCTGCCGCCCAGAAACTGGGCTTGGCGACCGTGCCGGTGGTGGTCCTCGATCACCTGACGCCCACGCAGCGCCGGGCGCTGATCATCGCGGACAACCGGATCGCCGAAAACGCCGGCTGGGACGAGGCGCTGCTGCGCATCGAAATGGCTGACCTGCAGGACGCCGACTTCGATCTGTCGCTCACGGGCTTCGATGCCGACGCGCTGGCCGAACTGATGGCGGGCGATGAGCCGCAGGGCGAGGGGCAGACCGACGACGACGCAGTCCCGGACGTGGCGGAGACGCCGGTGTCACGGCCCGGCGATGTCTGGTTGCTGGGTGGCCACCGGCTGCTGTGCGGCGACTCCACCGTGGCTGAGAGCTACGACAGGGTGCTCGACGGCGAGCCAGTGGACATGGTCTTCACCGACCCGCCCTACAACGTGAACTATGCCAACAGCGCCAAGGACAAGATGCGCGGCAAGGTTCGCGCGATCCTGAACGACAACCTCGGTGACGGCTTCTACGACTTCCTGCTGGCGGCGCTGACGCCGACCATCGGGAACTGCCGGGGCGGCATCTACGTGGCGATGTCGTCCAGCGAGCTGGATGTGCTGCAGGCAGCGTTCCGTGCCGCCGGTGGCAAGTGGTCGACGTTCATCATCTGGGCCAAGAACACATTCACGCTGGGCCGCGCCGACTACCAGCGCCAGTACGAGCCGATCCTGTATGGATGGCCTGAGGGGGCGCAGCGCCACTGGTGTGGCGACCGCGACCAAGGCGACGTCTGGAACATCAAGAAGCCGCAGAAGAACGATCTGCACCCGACGATGAAGCCGGTGGAGTTGGTCGAACGCGCGATCCGCAATTCAAGTCGCCCTGGAAACGTGGTGCTTGACCCGTTCGGTGGCTCCGGCACGACGCTGATCGCCGCCGAAAAGTCAGGGCGGCTGGCACGGCTGATCGAGCTCGACCCGAAGTACGCGGACGTGATCGTGCGCCGCTGGCAGGAATGGACTGGCAAGCAAGCCACCCGCGATTCGGATGGCGCGCTGTTCGATGATCAGGCGGCGAGCGACTCCTCGGCGATCTCGCAGTGAATCACAAAGCCCGTCAGGTAAGGCAAGCCACGCGGGATGCCGTACTGCTTGCTGGTCTGGCGACCAATCGTCCAGCCCATCCACTGCTGGGTGGCGGCGTTGATCGCGTCCGCCAGGATCTGGCCCCGGTGCAGCCCGTTCTGCACATCGTCGGCAAAGTGGCGTCCGTGGCGGCTGTCGAGGAATACCCGGACTGATTCGAGGGGCTGGCTGGTGGCGTCGGAGATGGCGGTCATCGCCAGGGGCCACGCGATGCTGGCGTGTGCGTTCATCGTGCCCCAAAAGCCCCAGGCATCGTTCTGGCTGGCGGGGATCGTGGTGTTGGTCATGTTGTGCTCCTTCGGGTTGATCGTTGCGACGCACGTAGTAACGCGCTGTTCGATTGAGAAGCCAAGCTGTTCGAGATGGCTTTCTCGATCAATTTCGATCACCCGAGACGGGCCACGTACCGGGCGTAATCGCCGCCGGAGGGATCGACGTAGAGATAGGGTCGTCCTGGAGCGCAGACCTCCACGCACAGCCGTCCCTGACCGTAGTAACCGCCCTTGCCGCGCAGCCAGTCGCGCGAGGCAAGCAGGCTCGCAGCGAAGCCATCGAAGGCTTCAGGCGTCAGGGTGATGGTCTCCGTGACGTAGACCGCGTAGTCACCCGTGGCGGCCATCTCACGCAGGTTGGCGGGCTTACGGGCGAAAGGCAGGCGCAGGCTGAGTTCCTCGACCTGCACCGTGCCGCCGTCCCATGTGATCGCGGTGGGCTTGCGCTCCACCGTGATGACGAAAGTCTTCATGCGGTGGCTCCGATTCAGGCGACGCGGTAGATGCGATCGCCGCCTTGGACTTTGTCAGACGTGATGGTCAGACCAAGTTTCTTCTTCAGGGCGCCCGCAAAGGTGCCGCGCACCGTGTGGGCTTGCCAGCCGGTGGCCTCGCAGATCTGTGCGATGGTGGCGCCCTCGGCGCGCTGGAGCATCCGGATGACTTCGGCCTGCTTGCTGCTCTCGCGGGTCCGGGGCTTTGAATCCTTGGTCCGTTCCGTGGCCCACGTGGCCTCTGCGGCCGCGACGGCGGCCTCCGTCTCGGGGTCGGGAACCAGGGGCGCCGGTGCGGGACGCTCGCGCCCCATGGCGTCGTAGCCCTCGGCCGCAACGCACCAGTCGGTGCCGTCCGTGGTGATCAGGGCGCGATTGAACAGGCCGTCGAGCACTTTCTTGCGTGCGCCGCCTTTGATGTTGTCCGGGAACCAGCTGATCTTGCCGGCGTTGTGTTCGAGGGCGTAGGCCAGGATGGCGTGCTGGGCTGGGGTGAGTTGCATCGTGCTCATTTGCTGCTCCTTGCAGGGTGGTTGATGGGGTGACGTGATGAACGCGCTGTTCGCGAGTGAAGCCAAGCGCTTTCTGCTTGCCTTCGAAGGTTCTTGATCAGCCGTTGGCCGGTGCCGACTTCTTGGCCCTCTTGGCGTGTTCGACGCCGGCGTTGAAGGCTGCCTCCAGGGCGTCCCGCACGCACCAGACCGCCACGTCGTGGAAATCGAGGCTGTCCGAGCGGCGCGTCTCCAGCGTTTCGATGGAGAGGTGCTCGTGGGCGATCTGGGTCAGGAGTTGCTCGATCGGGGTCATGTCTGTGTCCTTGGATGGGGTTGCTGATGAACGAATGAACGCGCTGCTTCGGCGTGAAGCCAAGCGGAATCCGGAGGAATGACGAACAAATGATTGAAGGGACCAGAGGTCATCCCGATGGGCATCTCGATACGCGCATACGCCCGACATCGGGGCGTGACCGACACCGCCGTCCATAAGGCGATTCGGGCCGGTCGCATCACGCCGGAGCCCGACGGAACGATCGACATCGGTCGGGCCGACAGCGAATGGGTGCGCAACTCCGAGCCAGCGCAGGCAGGCACGCGCGCCAAGGCGGTCAAGGTCGCCGTGCCGGATGCCGCCGATGCGAACAGTGGTGCTGCCCCCGCGCTGCCCGCTGGCGGTACATCGCTGCTTCAGGCGCGCACCGTCAACGAGGTCGTGAAGGCGCAGACCAACAAGGTGCGGCTGGCTCGCTTGAAAGGGGAACTGGTGGATCGCCCGCAAGCGATCGCCCATGTGTTCAAGCTCGCCCGGGCCGAGCGCGACGCGTGGCTCAACTGGCCGGCGCGAATCTCTGCCCAGATGGCCGCCAGGCTGGGCGTGGAGCCGCACACGATGCACGTCGCGCTGGAGGCTGCCGTGCGCGAGCACCTGCAGGAACTTGGCGACATGCGCCCGCGGGTCGATTGATGATGGATCTCGACTACGAAGGCGCCGACGAGGTTGAACGGGCCTGGCGGGAGGGGCTCACGCCCGATCCGCTGCTGACCGTATCCGAGTGGTCCGATCGCCACCGCATGCTGTCAAGCAAGGCGTCCGCTGAACCCGGACGCTGGCGCACCAGTCGCACGCCCTACCTCAAGGCGATCATGGACTGTCTGTCGCCGACCTCGCCGGTCGAGCGCGTGGTGTTCATGAAGGCCGCGCAGCTCGGTGCCACCGAGATGGGCTCGAACTGGATCGGCTACGTGATTCACCATGCGCCTGGTCCGATGATGGCGGTGTGGCCCACGGTGGAGATGGCCAAGCGCAACTCCAAGCAGCGGATCGACCCGCTGATTGAAGAGTCCGGTGTCCTGGCCGAACTAATTGCCCCGGCGCGCAGCCGCGACTCGGGCAACACCATCCTGGCCAAGGAGTTCCGGGGCGGCGTGCTGGTGATGACCGGCGCCAACAGCGCGGTGGGCTTGCGCTCGATGCCGGTTCGCTACCTGTTCCTGGACGAGGTCTATGGGTATCCGCTGGACGTCGAAGGCGAAGGCGATGCGATCTCACTGGCCGAGGCCCGCACGCGCACCTTCGCGCGCCGCAAGATCTTCATCGTCTCCACCCCGACCATCTCGGGGGCGAGCGCCATAGAGCGGGAGTACGACGCGAGTGACCAGCGGCGCTACTTCGTACCGTGCCCGCACTGCAGTCATCGGCAATGGCTGCGGTTCGAGCAACTGCGCTGGGACAAGGGCGCGCCCGAGACGGCGGCCTACGTGTGCGAGTCGTGCGACACGGCGATTGCCGAGCACCACAAGTCCTGGATGCTGGAGCACGGCGAGTGGCGGGCGATGTTCCCCGACGGGAATGGAAAGACTGCCGGGTTCCATCTGTCGTCTCTCTACAGCCCGGTCGGATGGCGCGGTTGGCGCGACATCGCCACCGCGTGGGAGGCAGCCGTCAGCAAGGAGTCGGGATCGGCATCCGCCATCAAGACGTTCAAGAACACCGAGCTTGGGGAGACATGGGTCGAGGAAGGCGAAGCACCGGATTGGCAGCGCCTGATCGAGCGACGGGAGGACTATTTCGTCGGCACGGTGCCTCGAGGCGGACTGCTTCTGGTGGGCGGCGCGGACGTCCAGAAGGACCGGATCGAGGCCTCCGTCTGGGCCTTCGGTCGGGGCAAGGAGTCCTGGTTGGTCGAGCACCGGGTGCTGATGGGTGACACCTCGCGCGATGCGGTCTGGAGCCGCCTGGGCGACATGCTGGGCGAGACTTGGACCCATGCCTCCGGCGCTGACATGCCCTTGGCCCGGTTCGCGCTCGACACCGGCTTTGCCACACAGGAGGCCTATGCCTTTGTGCGGTCCCGGCGTGATGCGAGGGTAATGGCGGTCAAGGGTGTGGCCCGAGGCGCCGCCTTGATCGGCACGCCAACGGCCGTGGACGTCAGCCAGGGCGGCAAGAAGCTGCGCCGAGGCGTGAAGGTCTACTCGGTGGCGGTCGGCATCGCCAAGCTGGAGTTCTACAACAACCTGCGCAAGAGCGCGGACGTGGGCGAGGACGGTATCCAGACGACCTATCCGGTCGGCTTCGTGCACCTGCCCAAGATCGACGCGGAGTTCATCCAGCAACTGTGCGCCGAGCAATTGATCACGCGGCGCGACCGCAACGGCTTCCCCATCCGGGAGTGGCAAAAGATGCGGGAGCGCAACGAAGCGCTCGACTGCTACGTCTACGCCCGAGCTGCCGCGTCGAGCGCCGGGCTCGATCGCTTCGAGGACCGCCACTGGCGAGAGCTGGAGCGGCAACTTGGGCTCGACCCGCCCGAGGATGACCATGAACTGAACCCAGACGAGGCCACCGACACCGGTGGCTTTGTCGCATCTGGAGGTCCGAAAACGTCCCGACCCGTGCGGCGTGTGATTCGCAGCCGCTGGATTTCATAGACCGAGTGCGCCATGAGCCTGCAGTCCCAACTCAACAGCTTCGTGGTGCGTGTGGCTGAGCGCTTCGGCGGCGTGGAAGCGCGCACCGGAGCCCTCGATCGCTTGAAGACCGTCGCCAAGACAGACCTGGTCGCCGCAATCAACGAACTGGCAGAGCGCCCGACCAACGGCGGCGGTGCTGGTAGCCAGACGTACGAGTTCGTACAGGTCTCGCCCGCCAGGGTCTGGACCGTGAACCACAACCTGGGCCTTCGGCCTTCGGTGTCGATCGTCGACAGCGGCGGCGCCGAAGTTGAAGCCGATGTCCGCCACACGAGCCCGAACCAGCTCGTCATCTATTTCGCCATTCCGATTGCCGGGCTGGCCCGATTGACTTGATAGGAGAACTGAATGTCCCGTAAGCAACTCTCCGACCTCGACTTTGGCGGGGTCGCACGCGTTCGCAATCTGCCGTCGCCGGTCAACCCGGATGAGCCGGCACGGCTGGCCGACCTGAACTCTGCCGTCGAAGGGTTGGCGTGGAAGGACTCCAGCCGCGTCGCGTCCCAGACCAACATCAACCTGTCCTCGCCTGGCGCGTCGATCGACGGCGTGACGGTTGCCGTCGGGGATCGGGTTCTCGTCAAGGCTCAGACCCTTGGCGCCGAGAACGGCATCTACATCTGGAACGGCGCTGCGATTGCTATGACGCGTGCGCTGGACGCGAACACCGCGTCGGAACTGGAACAGGCCGTCACGACCGTCGAGGAAGGTACATCCGCTGGAACCAGCTGGCGGCAGTCGGTCGTGAATTTCGTGCTCGACACCACGACCGTCACCTGGCTGCAGTTCGGTGGGACGGTGGGCGCGGCGTCGGAGACCAGCTCCGGTATCGCGGAGATCGCCACGCAGGCGGAGACCGACGGCGGCACGGACGACCTGCGAATCGTCACGCCGCTCAAGCTCAACAACTGGACGAACAAGCCGCGCCGCGCACAGGCCACCATCGGGGACGGCAGCAGCACCCAGTTCGACGTCAATCACAACTTCGCCACCCGCGATGTGATCGTCCAGGTGTTCCAGGCATCGGGTAGTTACGAGCAGGTCAACTGCGACGTGAGCCTGCCCACGGTCAACACCGCGCGGCTGAATTTCGCCAGTGCACCGGCCAGCAACGCGTACCGCGTCGTGGTGATGGGTTAAGCGGTGAAGGATCTGGCTTACCGGGTCGTGCCGGTTGTCGCTGCCCTGCCAGCACCTTCAGCGATATTGGCGGGCGCGATCGCTCGGCTATCGACCGATGGCCATCTGTATTGGTGTGACGGGGCGACCTGGGTCGACGTCAATTCCGACGCTCGTCTCGCGACGGTGAAGCTGGCGGCAGACGTCACCAACAACTCCGCGACGCTGGCAAACGTAACCGGGCTGGCCGTAAGCCTGGCTGCCTTTGAGACATACGCCATCAGCGCGCAGGTTCTCTTTCAGTCGGCCGCTACCAACAACGGGATCCGCCTCGCCCAGACCGTGCCAACGGGTGCGACGGTGGTGGCTCAGTGGAACACACCGACAAGCCTTACTGCGACGACCAACGCCAATCAGCGCGGCAGTGACGCTGGTGCCGCGACGTCGGGTATCGATCTCGCAAATTCGAGCACTCTGGCTTTAGGCAACTTGCTGGTCGTGATGGGGGCAACCGCAGGGCTGCTTCAGATCCGCTTCGGCAGTCGCAACGCCAACGTGGTCGTGGCGGTCAAGGCCGGCAGCAATCTCGTCGCGATCAAGGTGGGATGACCATGGCCTACACGCTCGAACAACTCGAAGCGCTCGAAGGCGCTGTGGCCCGCGGGGAACGACGCGTGACCTTCGCGGACAAGACCGTCGAGTACCGGACGATCGAGGAACTGAAGGAAGCCATGCGACTGGTTCGCTCGGGGCTCGCCGAGCAATCGGCCGCCACCGGTCTGGTCCCTCCCATCGCGCGGCAGATCCGCGTGACGACCGCCAAGGGCTTCTGATGGGATTCATTCAGTCCATTCGCCGCCGACTCTTCGGTGGCATGCCGACCTATGACGGCGTGGGTGGCGGCCGTCGCGCCCTGGCGTGGATGGTCGGCAATCCGGGTGCTATCGGCGCCTTGCTGCAGACCCAGAACGAATTGCGCGCCAAGAGCCGGGACCTGGTGCGGCGCAACGCGTGGGCCAATGCGGCGCTGGAAGCCTATGTGGCCAACGCCATCGGCACTGGCATCAAGCCGCAGTCCATAGTGGGCGACGCCGCAGCCCGGGAGTCCATTCAAGCCCTGTGGCGCGACTGGACCCAGGAGGCCGATGCGGCGGGCCTGACCGACTTCTACGGGCTTCAGGCCATGGCCTGCCGCGCCATGCTCGAAGGCGGCGAGGTGCTGGTGCGCCTGCGCTACCGCCGCCCCGAGGACGGTCTGCCTGTCGCGTTGCAGATCCAGGTGCTCGAGCCCGAGCACCTGCCGGTGACGCTCAACACCACGGCCGAGAACGGAAACCTGGTGCGCGCTGGCATCGAATTCGATCGGCTGGGTCGCCGGGTCGCGTACCACCTGTATCGATCCCACCCGCAGGACGGGTTGCTCGCGCCGATGTCTGGTGACGGCGGCATGAGCACGGTGCGCGTCGATGCGTCCGAGATCATCCACATGTTCCGTCCGCTGCGCCCGGGGCAGATCCGGGGTGAGCCGTGGCTGGCCCGAGCGCTGGTGAAGCTCCACGAGCTGGACCAGTACGACGACGCTGAACTGGTGCGCAAGAAGACGGCGGCCATGTTCGCCGGATTCATCACGCGGCTGTCCCCGGAGGACAGCCTGCTTGGTGAGGGCTCGGCGGATGCCAGCGGCGTGGCACTCTCCGGCTTGGAGCCGGGAACGATGCAGATCCTGGAGCCCGGCGAGGACATCAAGTTCTCGCAGCCGGCCGATGTCGGTGGCTCGTACTCGGAATTCCTGCGCATGCAGTTCCGGGCGGTGGCCGCCGCCATGGGCGTGACCTATGAGCAGCTGACCGGAGACCTCACCCAGGTCAACTACTCGTCCATCCGCGCCGGTCTCCTGGAGTTCCGCCGCCGCGTAGAACATCTCCAGCACGGTGTGATCGTGCATCAGCTCTGCCGCCCGATCTGGGCGGCATGGATGGCGCAGGCCGTCCTGGAAGGCGCGCTGGTCCTGCCTGGCTATCTGCGTGGTGGATCGGCGCGTCGGCGGGAGTGGCAGGCCGTGAAGTGGATCCCGCAGGGCTGGCAGTGGGTGGATCCGCTCAAGGAAACCGAGGCGATGAAGTCAGCCATCCGATCCGGACTGATGAGCCGTTCGGAAGCGATCTCTGCCAACGGCTACGACGCTGAAGACGTCGACCGCGAGATCGCTGCCGACAACGCTCGGGCCGACACATGGGGGCTGGTGCTCGACACCGACCATCGCCATGACCAGGGACCCGCATCCGGCGCGAACCCCAGGTCTTCGAATCTCGCGTCCGCCAGCGCGGACGCCCTAACTCAAGGCACCTGACATGTTGTTGCCCCATTTGGCGTCCCGTCTGTACGGGACGCCGCTTCTGCTCGTCCGCTCGAAGCTCGACGTCATCCTTTCGGTCCTCGGTGAGCGCGTCCAATGGCCCACCGCCAAGGAAGCCCTCGCCGTCCCTGCGCCCAGGGCGAACGTCGGCGCCGCCCCGGGCATCGCGCTGATTCCGGTCTACGGCACGCTGGTGCGCCGGTCCCTCGGCCTCGACGCTGCGTCGGGCCTCACGTCGTACGGCCAAGTGGCCGCCATGCTGGATGCGGCGCTGGCCGACGCTTCGATCACCGGCATCTTGCTGGACATCGACTCGCCAGGTGGCGAGGCCGGTGGCGTCTTCGAACTCGCGCAGCGGGTTCGCGCTGCCAGTGCGGTCAAGCCCGTGTGGGCCGTTGCAAGCGACTCGGCCTTCTCGGCGGCCTACGCAATCGCCTGCGCGGCCTCGCGCATCTACGTGAGCCAGACCGGCGGCGTCGGATCGATTGGCGTGATCGCGATGCACATCGATCAGACCGCCCGCGATGCGCAGGACGGCTACCGCTACACGGCGGTGACGGCGGGTGCCCACAAGAACGACTTCTCGCCGCACGAGCCGCTAGACCCCGATGCCTACGCGCTGCTTCAGGCCGAGGTGGATCGCTTGTACGGGCTCTTCGTCGATCACGTCGCCACGATGCGCGGCCTCGATGCGGCGGCCGTGCGTGCCACCGAAGCCGGCCTGTACTTCGGCCCCAACGCGATCAGCGTCGGACTGGCCGATCGGCTTGGCACCACCGAGTCGGCGTTGGTCGACTTCGCGTCCTACCTCGCGACGAACGCTGCGACGCCCGGCCTGAAGTTCCTCGCTGCTACCAGTTCCCCTCTCCACCTCCAAAGGGGCGCTCTTTTCAACCAACCCCATGGAGAAAAACGCGATGCATGAGAACGCCATCGACCGACTCCCTCCGGAGTCAACCAATGCGCCGGAAGACCCGGCACTCGCACCCGAGAAGCCGGATCCGGCCGACGGCAACGCTGCAGTCCAGTCGCAAGTGCACGGCGTCGGCCACGACGTCACTACTGCGGTGGACGCGGCGGTCACCCAGGTGCGCGCCGATGCCGTGGCGATCGCCGAGCTGTGCCAGTTGGCTGGTCAGCCCGGGCTCACGCTGTCCTTCCTCAGCGAAGGCGCCAGCGTCGCACAGGTGCGCAAGACGCTCCTGGCCGGTCGGGCACAGGGCACGGAGATCAGTTCCCTGATCCACCCCGACGCTGCTTCCACTGCCGCATCGCCGGAGCAGAACCCCCTCATGAAGGCCGTCAAGAAACTCACTGGAAAGGACTGAAGCCATGTCTGCACTCAACGAACCTCTCAACCTCGGCGATCTCCTCAAGTACGAGGAGGACTGCCTCAACTACTCGCGTGACGTCGTCACCGTGGCCGCAGGCCAGCGCCTCGAACTCGGTGCCGTCGTGGGCCGCGTCGCCGCGACTTCCAAGATCAAGCGCTACGAGCCGGACGCGACCGACGGCACCGAATCGCCCGTGGGGATCCTGCTGATCGACTGCGACGCCAGCCTGATCGAGCGCGACAACGTCCTGCTGCTCGCACGCCACGCCGTCGTCGCATCACACGCCGTCGTCTGGCCTTCGGGCATCACGCCCGAGCACAAAGTCGCCGCCATCGCCGCATTGGAAGCACGCGGCATCCTCATTCGTCAGTCCGCCTGAAAGGAATCCTGAACATGAACAACCCGTTCAACACCCCGGCGTTTTCGATGGCGGCACTGACCTCCGCCACCAACGTCATCCCCAACCGCTATGGGCGCCTCGAGTCGCTCGATCTGTTCCCGGCCAAGCCGGTGCGCACGCGCCAGGTCATCGTCGAGGAGCAGAACGGCGTGCTCAACCTGCTGCCGACGCTGCCCCCGGGTGCCCCAGGTACGGTCGGCGCACGCGGCAAGCGCAAGGTCCGCTCGTTCGTGATCCCGCACATCCCGCACGACGATGTGGTCCTGCCCGAAGAGGTCCAGGGCATTCGTGCTTTCGGCTCGGAGACCGAGATGGAGTCGGTGGCCGGCGTGATGGCCCGGCACCTGGAGACCATGCGCAACAAGCACGCCATCACGCTGGAGCACCTGCGCATGGGCGCGCTCAAGGGCGTGATCCTCGACGCCGATGGTTCGGTCATCTACGACCTGTACGACGAGTTCGGCATCTCGCCGGCGGTCGTGAGCTTCGATCTGGGCAATGCTTCGTCGAACGTGAAGAAGAAGTGCGCCGACGTGCTGCGTCATCTGGAGGACAACCTCAAGGGCGAGTTCATGACCGGCATCCGGGTGCTGTGCTCGCCGGAGTTCTTCGATGCGCTGACCGACCACGCCAAGGTCAAGGACGCCTTCACCTATTGGCAGCAGGGGGCGGTGCTCATCAACGACATGCGCGCCGGATTCACCTTCGGCGGCGTGACCTTCGAGGAGTACCGTGGCCAGGCGACGGACATCAACGGCACCAGCCGTCGTTTCATCGCCGCCGGTGAAGCCCATGCCTTCCCGATGGGGACGGTGGATACCTTCGGCACGTACTTCGCGCCGGCCGACTTCAACGAGACGGCCAACACCCTGGGGCAGGCGATCTACGCCAAACAGGAGCCGCGCAAGTTCGACCGGGGGACCGACCTGCACACGCAGTCCAACCCGCTGCCGATGTGCCATCGCCCCGGCGTGCTGGTCAAGCTCACGGCGGCCTGATCCATGGGCCTGGTCGAAACCGTCTACGCGGCGGCCGCCAGCGCTGGCCTGCTCAAGGCTTGCGTCTGGCACCCGTCGGACGGGTCGGCGGCACAGTCGCATTCAGTGGGATTTTCCTGTCCGGACGAATCCCTTCTGGATGGGCTGACCGTCAGCACCGAGTACGTCATGACGTTCCCGGCATCGGTGTTCACGGGCCTGGCGGCCCAGGAGCAAGTCCAGATCGGGTCGGCGACCTATCTGGTGCGTGAAGTTCGTTCCGTGGGCGACGGCACCGAGCGACGCGCCCGTCTCACTCGGATCTGAAGCCATGGCTGGCAATTCGATCCGCGAGCAGATCCTGCTGGCGGTGATGGCGGCTGTGCGTCCCGCAGCACAGGCTCTGGGCGCCACAGTCCACCGATCACCGTCGGTGGCAGTCACGCGTGAGCAATGCCCGGCGCTGGTGGTGTTCCCCGAGACGGATGCGATTGCCGAGCGTGCCAATGACCGCGTCACCCGAGAACTGACGGTTCGCATCGTTGCCCTGGCCCGTGCGGTGCCTCCCATCGTTCCGGAGACAGAGGCAGACCGGCTGCTGACTGCCGCCCACGCGGCCCTGATGTCCGACCTGAATCTGGGCGGACTCGCGCTCGGGATCCGTGAGCAGGAATGCGAGTGGGAGGTGGAGGACGCCGATGCCGTCGCCGCTTCCATTCCCGCGCGCTACCGCATCACCTACCGAACGCTGGCCCACGACCTGGCAACCCAAGGATGACACCCATGACCCGACTCGTTTTGACGCGCCCGCACACGCATGCGGGCAAGTCCTACGGACCCGGTGACCGCATCGAGGTCGACGCTGACGCCGGCGAATGGCTGCTGGCGAACGACATCGCTGCTCGGGAACCGAAGCCCGTCCGAACTCCCACCGACCCATCCGTCGACCTTTCTCCCTTTCAACGTAAGGAACCCAAGCAATGAGCACCTATGCAAGTTTTCAAGGCCGAGTCTTTCTCGGCAAGCGCGACATCGCCGGTCTGCCGATCGAGGTGCGCTCGCCCGGCAACGTGGCCGAACTGAAGTTGTCGCTGAAGACCGACGTTCTGGAGCACTACGAGAGCCAGTGAAGTTGCCCCCATTTCACGGACACTTTCCAACTGAAAGGAAGAGTCCAAAATGCCCAAACCGAAGCCACCCTACGCCCAAGGGTTTCGCGACCAG